TTAAAGCAGCGCACCGACCAGGCGCACGAGGTTCGCGGTACCGGCGGGAAGGAAGGACGCGTCCTGTTTGGCGGCGGCGATCCGAATAAGCGCCATTTGCGCCGCGGTATTATGGAGCGGCCGGAAGGCTACTTTTCCCGCCTCGATGTCTTCGTAAGTCCGGAGAGGCACCTCCATGGCGCGTGCCATTTCGGCCTGAGTGACGCCCGCCATCCTGCGGTAGTCTGCGATCGTAAGGGCTGACATTGAAGACGCTCCGAATGTTTGCTACATTTGGGGAACCGGAGAGAGGTGCTAGCTCTCCCCGGCCCCCGGAGTTACCGGCTAACGGAGATTGTCAGTCTCCATTTGCCGATCCGGACTTGGAAGCTGAGCTTTAGGCTCATGTGGTGCTCCTTGTCCTGCCGAAGCTTGATTGCTTCGGTGAAATTGTTATCCCACGGTTTTCGTGGTATCGCAAGCAAAAAACCACGGTTTTCGTGGAAAAATCAAAGCCGTCCGACTTATCACCGGGCGGCTTTCGCGTTTGCGCGGAATTTCGAACACTTGCGCGTTTTTCTAGCGGGGCTTAGCCTCGTCTGGTTGCACTAATGCGTTAGAGGTTTACTTATGCGAGCATAAGCGGTATTCATTTTTGGCGCCGCTGACCGGCGCATCCCCTCACATCAGCCGACTGCTTTACCCACCCGAGTTCCGGGCGCGGCGGCTCATAATCCAGCGTCCAATTGATCCAAGCGCGGCTTGACGATCATGAGGCCGAGCGTTTGCCGGAGCCGGGTTCGGCGGCAGCTTCAGCGAGCCGCGCCTTGAGCTCGTCGATGAGGACGGGGAGCACTGCTTCGACAATCTTCTCATCCCTTACGTCCGAGACCTTCAGCAGAAGCGCATTGTAGAGTTCGCCTGCCTCAAGCGCCGCGGTGTCCTCATCCGGAAGCACATGCCCCGCATCAAGATAGGCGAGACGCGCCGCACGATGCAGCCGCCGCAGCAATTTTGGGTCGACCTGTACAGAAGGCGCAGGAGCCTTGGACTCATCGGCGAATATGTCGCCCTCGCCCGTAATTAGCCACGAGAGGCTAATGCCGAACCGCTGTCGGTAAGCGGCCAAAAGGGTCATGTCGGGTTCAGCCGCTCCTCGCTCATACGAGCCGAGTGTATCGGTCTTGAGGCCCAAGAGATCCGCAAATCGCTTTCGCTCAGCATAACCCAAGGCTTTCCGGGCGTCGGCGAGCCTCCGCCCCAGCGGTGTTTTAAACGTTTCTGGACGTGCCATTCGGTAATACGAAGATTTTTCGTTTACAATACGATGTTTCTTCGTTATCCTTTTCTGTGTTCGCAGATTTCACCATTCCCAAAAAGGGAGGCCGGCCAGGGCCTCCCTTCTGGACCGAGGATTTTATGCACGGTAACTCCACCAGCGACAAGCTCAGCCATGCCGAACGACGCCGCCGCAAAGAAGTTGGCCGCATCAGGGACAGGCTGACCGTCAAGAACCTCACCCTCACCAGAATCGACGAGGAATACGGCTTGCCGCGCGGCACGGCCGGCAATGCCGTCCATGAGCCGCACCTTGCCGGCGAGCGGGCGATCGCCGCCGCGCTCGGGACCCGTCCGCAATTTCTGTGGCCGTCCCGCTATTTCGCCGATGGGCGCCGCAAGGCCCCGCAACCTGCCGAGAATTACCGCTATGCGCGCCGCGCGGGCAAAACGCAGGAGGCAGCGTGATGCGCGTGCCGGAGGTGGGATGCCGTTCTAGCCTTTGCCATCCGGTACCAGCTTTCGCCGGCCGACAGGGTGCCCGCCACGGCGGGAGTTCTCCCCGGCTGCCTGGCCATCCGACCTGCGCCACCCCCGAACCATCGCCGATGAACACGAGCCCGGCAATGCCAAAAGCGCAACGGAAAATCGACAGGCAGAACCCATTTATTCCGGCGCGGTCGCCGATCTGTAGGGCGGCGGAGACGGCGCTGATCTTCAGCATCACCGCAGCCGGGCTGGCGGCGGCGCTGGCGGCGATCCTTTGCCGGACGGGAGGATAACGGAATGGTGAACCCCTATTCCGAAGCCGAGCGGCTCGAGGTGATGCTCGCCTGCTGCTACCGGGCAGTGCAGTCACATTTCTCGCATCTTGCCATCCGCGACGTCATCGAGCCGCCTCATTCCCTATTCGACGCGGCGCTGGCGCGACAGGTGGCGGTTCACATCTTCCACACGGAGTTCGGCGTGCCGCGGCGGCGGATCGTTGCCATGCAGGCCCGCCAGCGCACGTCGATCTCGTTCGCCATCATCAAAGTCGACGAGCGTCTTTCCTGCCCCGTCTTCGCCGAGGCTCACGGCCGCATCGCGGCGCGCGCAAAGGACCTCTTCGTCCGTCAGCTACGACAGGAAGCAGCATAATGGCAGAATTCATCCGGGCTTCGGTTTCACAAATCCATGTCGGCGAGCGCGCTCGGCCGGTCGACGAGGACCATGCGCAGGCGATCGCAGCTTCCATGGGCGAACGCGGCCAGATCAATCCGATCACGCTTCGCCGCACGCCCGCCGCGAACCGAGGCAGGACGCCGCTGACGCTGGTGGCGGGCGGTCACCGGCTGCGCGCGGCGCACATCCTCGGCTGGAGCGAGATCGACGCGATCGTCGTCGGCGTGGATCAGGTTGAGGCGCAGCTGATCGAGATCAGCGAGAACCTGTACCGCAACGAGCTATCGGCCCTCGACCGCGCGGTTTTCGTCATGACGTACCGTGAGCTTTGGGAGGAGAAGCACGGGAAAGTTCAACATGGAGGCGACCGACGATCAAAGGGTCACGATGACCCTTTGATTTTCGCAAGTGGCCGCGAACTCTCTCAAAGCGTTCAGGACCGCTTCGGCTTTGGTCAAAACACCTACAAGCGCACGATCCGCATCGCCCGAAATCTGCACCCGATGCTGCGTGCATCCCTGCGCGGTACCGGCGCCGAATACGACCAGAGCAAGCTTCTGAAGCTCGCCAAGCTCCCCGCCGATACGCAGGTGAAGGTCGCTGCGGCGCTCAGTCAGGACCCGGACGTCGATCGGGCGCTTTCCTGGACGAAGGCGCCGAAGGCCGAGATCAACGAGCAGGACGCCAACCTGGCGAAGCTCAAGGCGCTGTGGGCGAAAACCGACGGCGACACCCAACGCAAGTTCCTAGCCCACATCGGCGAAACCGCCGACTTCTCCTTCCTGGAGGCAGCGGAATGAAACCCGATCCAGCGCAACTTGACCTTTTTCTGGAGCCCGTATTTCCGGTACGCATTCCGGCCAGCCGCATCGACATCGAGCGTTTCAGGGCGAAGATCAAGCGGGCGATGGCCCGCGCTATTCGCGAATGCCCGTTCGACCGGCCGACGATTGCCGCCCGGATGGCGCAATATCTGGGGCTTCCCGGCATCAGCAAAGCGACGCTCGACGCCTACACGGCCGAAAGCAAGCAGGGCCATGACATCACGCTGGTGCGCTTCGCAGCCTTCGTGCACGCGACCGGCGCCCGCCGGCTGTGGGACGACGTCGTGGCCGACCAGGGCGTAACGGTGCTGATCGGCGACGAAGCCCGCCTCGCGGAGATCGGCCGCATCCTGCAGGAGCAGGACGCGATCAAGGCCCGGCTGCGCGCCATCCGCGCGGCGCGCGTCGAGATCAAGAGAGGACGCATCTGATGAAGGAGTGGTTCTCCCTCGAAGAGCTTGCGGCGGCGAAGCTGCCGGGCATGCCTTCCGAAGTCGCGGGCCTGCACAAGAGGGCCTTGCGGGAGGGATGGCGGTTCGGCGCCGGAACGTGCCGGCAGGTGAGCGGAAGGACGAAACCCGTTTGGCAATACCACGTTTCCCTCCTGCCCGCGGCGGCGCGTTCGAAACTCGCCTTCCTGCATGCGGACCTCGGGGCCGGGGAACGGCCGGGCGCGTCGAAAATGCTTTGGGCGCGCTTCGAGGCTCTTTCCGACGAGCACAAGGCGATCTGCAGCAGCAGGCTCGAAACGCTGCACGCTTTCGAAGAGCTGCAGGCTAGCGGGATCAGCTCCACCGATGCGGTGAGGCATTGCTGCCGCAAGGCGGATATTTCCAAAACGACGCTCTACGAGTGGCGCCGCATGGTCGACGGTCATGCGCGGGAAGACTGGCTTGCGGCTCTTGCCCCCTCTTTTCCGATCGGCGCGAAGGCCGCACAACCGAACCACGCCGCATGCCATCCGGACGCCTGGGAAGCACTCAAGGCCGACTACCTTCGCCTGGAGCAACCCGGCTTTTCCGCCTGCTACCGGCGCATGGTTGCAGCGGGAAAGAAACACGGTTGGGCGCCGATCCCTTCGGAACGGTCGCTGCGGCGGCGTATGGACGCGCAGGTGCCGCAATCGGTGCAAATCCTCGCCCGCAAGGGAGAGAAGGAAGCGAAGAAGCTCTATCCGGCGCAGGTCCGCTCGAAAGCCCATCTGCACGCCATGCAGCTCGTCAACACCGACGGCCATAAGCTGGATCTGTTCGTCAAGGTGCCGTGGCAGGAGGAACCGGCCCGGCTTTTCATCATGGGCATGCAGGACGTCTATTCCGGAAAAATCCTCTCCTGGAGGCTAACGCCCGCCGAGACTTGGGAAGTCGTGCGCTTCTGCATCGGCGATATGGTCGAGGCCTACGGCATCCCTGAAGACATCTATATGGACAATGGACGCGCATTCGCCTCCAAGAAAATATCGGGCGGGGCGTGCAATCGGCATCGCTTCAAGAGCACCGAAGAGGAGGCGTGGGGTCTCCTTAAGACGCTCGGGATCGAACCCCACTTCACGACGCCCTATTCGGGACAATCAAAGCCGATCGAGCGTTCGTGGAAGGACCTTGCTGAGGAAATCTCCAGGCATCCGGCCATGGCGGGCTGCTACACGGGACCAAACCCGCAGGAGAAGCCGGAAAATTACGGCAAGCGCTCCGTTCCGCTCAACGAACTGCAGGGCCACGTCGCGCACTGCATCGCCGAGCACAACGAACGACCGGGGCGGAAATCGGAAACGGCGAAGGGCCGCAGCTTCGACGAGACCTTCGCCGCCTCGATGGCTGACCCGGCCACGATCGTGCGCCGGCCGACCGCCGAGCAGCGCTCGCTCTGGCTCCTTCCTTCTGAACCGGTCAAGGCGCGCAAGCCAGACGGAGCCGTTCACCATCTCGGCAATATCTACTGGGCGCCGGAGCTCAACCAACTGATCGGCCGCATGTTGACCATCCGGTTTGACCCGCGACGGCTGCACGATCCAGTTAAGGTCTATGACGCCGCCGGGCGGTTCGTCTGCGATGCGGCATGCCGCGGTAAGGATGGCTTCAACGATACCGAGGCGGCAAAGCGGCACGGCGCGCTGCGCCGCGCGCATACCAAGGCGATCCGCGCCGAGAAGGAAGCCGCGACCGCGTTCAACGAACACAGGCTCCAGCAGCTCTATGCGGCCGACGGGCCCCCGCCGGTACCGGAGCCGGTCCGCCCGGCCGTCACCCGGCTCATCACCCGCCCCAACGGCAACCTCGTCCGCGCGTCGCTGCCGGCGTGCGAGGCAGACGAGGACGATCTTTCAGAGAGCTTTTCGAAGGCGCTCCGGCGTGCCGCCAGTGCCTCGATCCTTGAATTCCCGAAAGGGGATGCGGCCGAAAAGTAGTGTGTACGGCCAACAGAACGAAGCCGAAATGTAGTCAGTACGGTTCCCAAAAAAAAGCGGGCGGGATTTCGATCCCGCCCTCCAATCGGCCCCGAAGGGCAGTAGTCGAGGAACCTTCTAAATGAACAAACACATGCCCGCAAGCAACTGGGACAGGCCATCGCCATCACCGGATTTCCTTCTGAAACATCCGAAGGAAGACGTCGACGCCTGGACAGAGCTTCGCGACAAGGTGGTCGAAATCGCCACGGCCAACAACTGGCGGAAGACAGAGGTCGCCAAGCGCGTCCAGATGCCGGATGCAACCTTCTCTCAATGGGTATCCGGCCTTTACCTGGGCGTGCTCGCCAACCAGAACCGGATTGTCGGGAACTGGGTGGAAGCGCTTCAGGAAAATTCGGCGATGGCTGCGGCCATCCCGACCTCCCCCGCTTTTCTGCGGACGAGGGTGGCAAGCGATATCATCGAAACGCTGACCTGGGCGCAGATGACGGCGGGCTTCGTCGTCGTTACGCTGGATGCCGGCGTCGGCAAGACCACGGCATGCCGGCACTATTGCGCGACCCGGCCGCATGCCTATCTCGCAACGGTTTCGCCGAACACCAAGACGACGCACGGCATGCTGGTCGAACTTGCGGCCGAGCTGGACGTGCAGGAGCACAACCCGGCCAAGCTCACACGCGCGATCGGCCGCAAGTTGCAGAGGATCGGTGACGGGTCCCTGCTGATCGTGGACGAGGCGCAAAACCTGGTACCGGAAGCCATTAACCAACTCCGGCATTTCGTCGACATCAACCGTTGCGGCGTGGCTCTTGTCGGCAACGAGGAGACAGCGGACCGTTTCGTCAAATCGACGGGATCGGTCGCCAGCAAGGGGCAGGTCCGCAGCCGCATCGACAAGCGGCTGGCGAAGGAACGCAACCGCGGCGACGACGCCCGCCAGTATATCGCGGCCTGGGGGATCGAAGATGGAAAGTGCATCGAGTTCCTGCTGCTGATCGCTCAGAAGCCGGGAGCATTGCGTCAGATCGACCGCACGGTGAAGCTCGCATTATGGGCGGCGAACGGCGCGGGCGAACCCTTGTCGCTCAAGCACCTGAAATGGGCCTGGAGCAACCGCGACCTGGGGGACATGGCATGACGGCGCCCCTCCATGACAGCGCATTGAGCAGCCATCTCGCCGAAATCCATGGCGAGCTGCTGGCCTGGATGGGCGCTTCCAGACCGCCCAGGCCGGGCGAGATGCGGATGATCACGCTCGAGCTGGAGGCCGCGCAGGCGCTTGCCGTTGCGATGGAACGGGAACTTGCCGTCCATCGGCTGGCGGACACGGACCGGCTCGCCCGGACCGTGCTCGGCCAGGCGGCGGCCGAGACGCTGACGCGGCTGGTCCTCGACCCGGACGGCAAGGTTGTGCGGCCGGATTTCGGGAGGAAGCCATGACGTGCGGTCACTCCCAGGCATCCGAACTCGCCGACGCCCTCTACCAGCGCCTGCGGCCCTATGCGGGCGGCGGCATCCACCTGGCGCCGGCGGCGGTGGCCGCTGCCCTCAAGGCGCTGCTGACGATCCGTGCGGTCGCCTATGAGCAGGAAGAGGAAAACCGCATCCTCGAACACCGGCTGAAGGCCCGGCGCGACCGGGTGTGCAATGCCGATCCCGCGAAACCTTGCGGCGGCAACGTGGTGCGGTTCCCGCCCCGGTCACGGCCTCTGCTGCCGGACGGAGGCGACGCGGCATGAGCGGGCTCATCCTTTCGGAAATGCCGGTCGCGGATCTCGCCGCGGAGCTCGCGAAGCTGCTGCAGGAGGCAAGCCAGCCCGCGGCAGGGCTCCCCGTCCGCCGCCGCGCTCCGGCGCTCACCGTCGAACAGGGCGCGCGCAACGTCGCACGCGCCCTCACGCGCTACGAAAACGCCGCGGGAAGCCGCGACGAGAAGCCGGCGCTGGCAAGCCTCGTCGCGGCTTCGAAGGGCCTTCGAAAGGCCCTTCAGGACGAAAAGCACCCGCTTAAAACAAAGGATTGAAATCTATGGACGCAGTGAACCTGGAAGACCGCCCCCAGTCGGGCGAAGTGATGGTGAACGGTAAGCCCTATTTGCCCGATGCCAAGGGCAACCTCGTTCCTGTGGAGGCGATCAAACCGGCCGACAAGCTGGAGGACGAGACGGTCAGGAAGATTATCGGCCATGCGCGCGAACTCTCCGCGCAGATCGGCCGCTTCAAACAGCACACCTTCACCGACCTCAGCGATTTCGAGGCGTTGCTCGCCCAGGAATACGGCGCGACGAAGGGCGGCGCCAAGGGGAACAAGACCTTCATGACCTTCAACGGACTGATGAAGGTGCAAGTCCAGGTGCAGGACTCTATCGATTTCGGGCCGCAGCTCCAGATCGCCAAGGGCTTGGTGGACGAGTGCCTCAACGAATGGTCGGCGGACAGCCGGCCGGAGATCCGCGCGATCGTGACCCGCGCCTTCAATACTGACAAGGCCGGGCAGATCAACCGCGCCGAAATCTTCATGCTGCTGCGCCTCGACATTGAGGACGAGCGCTGGAAGCGGGCGATGGACGCGATCCGCGACGCCATGCGCGTCGTCGGCTCCAAGACTTATGTCCGCTGCTACGAGCGGGGCTCGATCGAGGACAACTGGCAGGCCGTCACCATTGACCTGGCGAAGGCGTGAGGCGGGCAAGTGTTCACTTCATTCAATGTCAGCCGCGACCTTTTTGGCCCAGGTTTCCAGTTCGTCCGCAAGAAAGGTCGATGGCCAGATGAGCTGCAACAACGCGGCTGCTGCCTCTTTGTTGTAGCCCTTCGGGGCGTGGTTCGAGCGCGGCCACATGTCGAAGACACCCTCACCCTCCTCCGGCACCAAAGTAGCAAGGTACCTAAGGAGCAGATCAAAGTTATTCACGGATCGCTGTACGACCGGGGTGAAGAGGCGGATTGCATCATCCTCATTCGCGATTGTGTTGAGGGCTCGCTTGACATTCATAGCTCCTTGAACCGAGTTTATGAAGATTGCTTTGTCAGCGGGCGACCAGTCTCCTCCATCTGTGAGGCGCACATAGGCGGTTGCCCAGGCTCTGGTGTGTTCAGCCAGCAGCTTCAGATTGGGCGTGATTTCTTCGACAAACCTCTCCACCGACAAGGTTGCCGCGCGGTGCTGAAGGTAGTTCTGCCGTCTCAATTCGCGGGCTTGGCGCTCTTCCGTTGCGCGCATCTGAGCAATCGTCCATGCAGCTGCGAACAGCGCAAACACCCCGGTGATGAGAGTCTGAAAGTCGTAGATCAAATTGCGAAGTGGATCGCCGCCTGTCCGGCCCTGCATTTGGGGCGGTTCGCCGGCCAAAACCGCCACGGTGACCACAACCAAGAACGCTATCGCGACCGCTCCAATAAGCGCTCGACTATCAACAGACATAGAATTCGCCCCCTAGTTGCTGGAGCCACAGCATGATGGGCTTCGCATTTTGCTTCAAGAGCGGAGAGATCCGTTTCCTCGGCGGTGATGACCAGATCCCGCAGCCCGCCCTTCTCTTCGCCACTGGTGCAGACGCAGACATTCGGCAAGTCATCGTTCCGGAGCCGTCTGTTATTGGCCTGGCCGTTCCGCTCATTAACTTGAGTCGCGTCGCCCGGGAACTGGAGAGGAGGTTGTCATGACCGCGCATGCCGCCATTCATGTCGGCCTCAAGCAACTCGGCATCGAGGGCGAAGACGCTCGCGATTTTTATGAACGGCTGACCGGCAAGAGATCACTACGGGACATGTCGCCGAAGCAGCAGGATGCTGTCGTCGACGAACTGCGCCGGCTCGGCTTCAGAAAAAAGGGATGTCCGCCGACCGGACGGACGTCCGCAGCTCACCGGCCGGTTTGCTGCGAAGCTTCAGGCGTTGTGGATCGCCGCCCACAACCTCGGCATCGTCAAGAACCGCGACGACGCGGCGCTGATCACCTTCGTGAAGCGCCAGACGGGAATCGACCATGTGCGCTTCCTCAGGTTCCCCGATGACGCCCGCAAGGCTGTCGAGGCGCTGAAAGGTTGGATTGCGCGGGAGGGTGGCGTCGATTGGTCGGACGGGAAGCTCCTGCCAGATTACGCCCGCGCGGACGGCTACAAGATCGCCTGGGCACAGTGGCGGAAGCTCAACCCTCACGCCATCGGCACCTCTTCATTTCTGACCGCCGTCGACGAGCTGACCGGGATGCCGATCGATCGGTGCAGCAGAAGCGATTGGATCACTGTCATGAACGCCTTCGGCCGGCGTATTCGGGCGAAGAAGGCGGGTGCATGATGGTTGCCTACGATTTCAAGCGCTTCTTCGAGCCGCAGATTGCCACCGGCTTCAAACGTCAGACCGTGTGCGGCCAGCGTCGTCGGCATGCCCGGCCCGGCGAGGCGGTACAGCTCTACCTCGGGATGCGGACGCGGTTCTGCCGCAAGATCGTCGATCCCGATCCCTTGTGCTCCCGTATCCTGCCTGTAGTCATCGAGACCAGCACCTTGCTGGATTGCGTCATCGCCGCGATCGAGATCGACGGCCGGCGCCTGCACCGCGACGAGATCGAGGAGTTTGCCAGCGCCGACGGCTTCGCTCCGGAGCGCATCAATGGCGTTGCCATCGACATGCACGGGAAGACCGCACGCGAAAACATGGGCGCGTTCTGGCGTGCCCATCATCCGCCCGGGCTGTTCGAAGGCGTCCTCGTCGAATGGTCGCCGACCCCGCCGGCGCCAGTCCGACAGGCGCGCGAGGGCTGAGATGAAGAGCCCCGCGCCCCTCCCGTTGCTCACCTGGCAAGAGGACGCGGCGATCGCCCGGCTACGGGCGGAACGGGCGGAGCTGTATCGGCGCATATCCGCCCTGCCAGTCATGAGCCACCGGCGGGTGGCGCTTTCGGAACGGCTGAAGGAATTGACCGCGCGGGAGCTGAAGCTCGAGCTTGGCGGCACACGAGGCAGGAATGAAGTTTAACCACGACGACCCGGATACTCCCGCCCATATCGCACCCTTCGTCGAGGCGCTCGGCGCCGACGGCGCGGTTGATATGCTGCTGGAGTTCGGCGGCTCGCAGATACACCTGTCGCGACCGGATTACGACAACATGAAATCGGCCGTGGCGGAGCGGTTCGGCAAGCAGGCCGTGGGTGCGCTTGCCAAGGTTTTCGGGGCCGGATACATAAAAGTACCGCTCGGGCGCCAATGGATCGCGCAGGTCCTGTTCGAACGGGGCACAAGCCTGAACGAGATCGCCCGAACCGTGCGGGCGGACGTCGCCACGGTGCGGCGCTGGGGCCTGAAGAAGACAGACGCGCAGCTCGATCTCGAAGACTGGCTGGCGGGGAAAACCGCCTGACCCGCGCGCCTGCGTGGACGGACACGCCTTAGCAAAAATGACAGTTTTGAGCCCGTTCGGCGCGCCATGCAGACGCGCCGCGAACTTGGAAAACTCCAGGACAGCGGGCTACTCCATGAACGATCCCTATCACGTCTACCGGCCCATGCTCGACCTCATCGGCAAGTCCGAAGGGACCGACAAAGGGCGCGGCTATAACGAAACGCTCGGCTACGGCGCCTATACGGGCGGCGACCGCAATCTCACGAGCATGACGCTCGACGAAATCGAGCAGCTTCAGGGCGCGATGCTCCGCCATCCCCGCAACAGGTTCAATTCCTCGGCGCTCGGCCGTTACCAGATCGTGCGGGCGACGTTGCGCAAGCTCAAGATCGCGCTCCGGCTTCCCGGTACCGCAAAATTCGACGCGTCCCTTCAGGATCGTCTCGGCTGCCATCTGATGCGCGGCCGGGGCATCGACGTCTGGCTTGCCGGCGACATGTCCGACAGGGCGTTGATGGATGCGCTCGCGAAGGAATGGGCGTCGCTGCCGACCTCGGCGGGCGCCGGACACTACGACGGGCAGCGGGCTTCAGTATCCACGCTGCAGGTCGGACTGGCCCTCGATGAGGTGCGGCGGCGTCATCTTGAGAGCCGGTCGCCGAAGCTGGCGGTTCCCGCCGAAACGCCCGTCGCCTTCAACGACAGCCTCAGTGCGGCGATCCTTCGTATCCTCAAGTCCCTGTTCGGGAGAACCGCATGAGCGCAATCTCAGCCGTGCTAATCGCGATCGCCGAGAACGTGGCCGCGCCTTTCGTCAAATCGATCCTGCAAGGCAAGATCGGCCGCTCCGGCGATGGCCTGGTGGACATCGTGGTCGACAAGATCGCGGACAAGCTCGGCGTGGAACCGGAAGCGATCGCGGCCGAGCCGGCGGAAAAGGTGGAAGCGGCCGTCCGGGAAGCCGAACGGGCCGCGCCGGAAATGCTTGCCCTGTGGCAGGCGGGGGTCGAAGGCCAATTCGCGCTTCTCCAGGCGGAACAGCGCGACGGCGTCTGGCCGAGCGCCTGGCGCTGGGGCTGGATGTATCTGCTGGGCATCATGTGGTTCGTGCGGCTGATGATCGTCCCGGTGACCGATGCGCTGTGGGGGACTGGGATCGCGGCCGGCATCGATGTCGGCGTAATGATGACGCTGACCACCTGGTTCATCGGCCTCTACATGGGCGGGCATACGGTCAAGGCACTCGGCGCCACGGCGATCGACGCGGTGAAAGCGATGAAGGCGCGCGCCTGATGTTCACGAGCAATTTCGATATCGAGCTCGCCGAGGAGCGTATCGAGCGGGAGCGGCAGGCGGCGATCGCCCGCGCGGGCGCGGCGCTCGAAATTAAGGGGTTTGCCTGCTGCTGCCGGTGCGGGGGCGAGATCGATCCGCGCCGGCGCGCGGCACTGCCCTCGGCCCGGACATGCATCGTCTGCGCGGGGGGAAGGAAATCGTGATCGAAGAGACCATGCGGATCTGGTCCGGGCCGATCGCTTCGGCGCTTGCCGTGATCAGCATCATCTACACCTGGCTGACCGCCCGCTCGAAGGCGAACGAGGGCAAGATCAATAGCCATGAGCGCAAGCTGACCGAGCATGACCGGCGCATCCAGGCGCTGGAAGGCGAGGTGAAGCACCTGCCGGACAAGGACGAATTCAATGAACTCAGGATCTCGATCGAGCAGGTGAAGGGAGGCCTGGGACGGCTGGAGGAAAGCCATAGCGGGGTCAGCCGCGTGGTGCGCCGGATTGAAGACTATCTGATGAAGGAGCGACCATGACGAGGGACGGCTACAAGGACTATCTGGTGGAAAAGGGTCGCCTCGTGATCCTTCAGGCGATCGCGCGCGAGTTCAACGGGCATTTACGGGAAGACCTCCTGCAGAAGGCGCTGGACGCGTGCTTTCTGTCGCGCTCGATCGAGTGGGTGAGAACGCAGCTGCGCAAGCTCGAGGAGCTCGGCGCAGTGAGGATCACCGTGGACGGCGGCAAGATGATCGCCGGGATCACGCCTGTTGGCCGCGACCATGTGGACCGCCGGTCGGCGCTTGACGGCGTCGCGTGGCCCGAGGACGAGGTTTGAGCGCATGAGCACCGTCACGGCCCCCATGGATGACGGTGGACGCCGCCAGGGACGCGGACGGCTGTCAACGCTGGAGATGCTGCCGGAGGAGGCGGACAACGATCTGGCCTGGCTGAACGAGGCGCTGCGCGAGGGCAAGCGGCCGCAAGTCGCGATCCTCGCCGAATTCAATGCACGGCTCGCCGATCACGGCATAGCACCGATTTCGAAGGGCACGTTCTCGCGCTATTCGGTGAGAAAAGCCCGGCAATGGCGCGAATATGACGAGCGGCTGCGGCTGTCGAAGGCGCTTTGCGAAGGCATGGGGCCCGACGGCGCGGACCGGATGACGGTGGCGGTCGCCGAGCGGATCAAGATGGCGGCCGACGAACTGCTTTCCCGCGGCGATCTCTCCGCCAAGGAGATCAACGCGCTTACCAGCGCCAACCGCGCGGCGATCACGGCGCAGCGGCATTCGGCGGAGCTGCGCCGGTCGCTGGAGGACGAACAGAAGAAGAAGCTCGCCCAGACGCTGGACAAGGTCGAAGGCCAGATCGCGTCCGCAAACCCGGCCGCGCCCATCGACGCAGCGGCTGCACTGAAGCTCATCCGCCAGGCCTATGGGGTCGATTAATGTCGGGTACGCTCCTCTATCCTTATCAGCGCCGCTGGTTCGGCGACAAAAGCCGCTTCAAGATCGGCAAGTTCGCCCGGCAGACGGGCAAGACCTTCACGACGACGCTGGAGATCGTCGACGATGCCTTCGAAGCGGCCGTGGCGGCCAAGCGCACGCGCTGGGTGATCCTGTCGCGCGGCGAGCGGCAGGCGGCGGAAGCGATGAACGAAGGCATCAAGCTTCACGCGAAAGCCTATGGCCTGGTCTTCGACGAGGTGCGGCCTTACGACTGGGTGGGCGAGAACGGCACTTACCGCGCGCTCGAAGTGGAGTTGCCGCACGGTTCGAAGATCACGGCGCTGCCTGCCAATCCGGACACGGCGCGCGGCTTCTCGGCAAATGTCTTCCTGGACGAATTCGCCTTTCACAAGGACTCGGGCGCGATCTGGAAAGCGCTCTTTCCGGTGATATCGGCCGGCTGGAAACTGCGCGTCACCTCGACGCCGAACGGCAAGAGCGGGAAATTCTACGAACTCGACACGGCCGGGGACGGCGCCTGGTCGCGTCATGTCGTCGACATCTACCAGGCCGTGGCGGACGGCCTGCCGCGCGACATCGAGGAGCTGCGCGCCGGGATCGCGGACGAGGATGCCTGGGCGCAGGAATACGAGCTGAAATATCTCGACGAGGCGAGCGCGTGGCTTTCCTACGATCTCATTTCGGCATGCGAGGACGATGCGGCCGGCAAGCCGGAAAACTACCAGGGCGGCCCATGCTTCGTCGGCCGCGACATCGGCCGGCGCAACGACCTGCACGTGATCTGGGTATGGGAGCTCGTCGGCGACGTGCTCTGGGAGCGCCGGCGCATCGAGCAGAAGCGCGCCACTTTCGCGGACATGGACATGGCGTTCGACGAGGTCATGCGGGAGTTCCGCGTCGTTCGCGCCTGCATCGACCAGACGGGAATGGGCGAAAAGGTCGTTGAAGACGCTGGGCGGCGCTATCCCGGCCGGATCGAAGGCGTGCTGTTCACGTCGTCGAGCAAGCTCGTCATGGCCACCCAGGGCAAGGAACGGTTCGAGGACCGGCGGGTGCGGATATCGGCGGGCGACGTGGCTTTGCGAACGGACCTGCACAAGCTGCGCAAGGTGTCCGGCCCGACCGGCGTGCCGCGCTTCATCGCGGAGCGCGACGACGATCACGCCGACCGCACCTGGGCGGCGTTCCTGGGCATCAATGCCGCCGCCGGCATGGAGGGCTCGCGCTGGAAGCCGCTTACCGGTCAGATCGGCGGCGCGCCGCAAAGCCAACTCGACAAGAACTGGATACCGGCCGATGCTTAAGTGGATCACCAAGGCGCTGACATCGGTGCGGCACGCGCCCCGGCCGCTGATGGGCAACGGGCTATTGCGGCGCACCCGTTTCGACTATCGCCGCGAGGTCGGCGACTGCCTGGACGCGTCGGTCGTGACGGCGCCGGTGCAATGGATACAGCGTTCGCTTCCCGAGGCGCGGCTGACAGTGATGCGTTATGGCCGGGCCGGCCGGGTGGACGATCTGGCGGATCACGACATGCTGTCGCTGATCAACCGTCCGAACGATTATTACGGCGATCTCACCCTTTGGGCGGGCACGGTGCTCAGCTACTGCATCGCGGGTAACGCCTATTGGCTGAAGGCACGCAATGGCGCGGGCCGGCCTGGCGAACTCTGGTACGTGCCGCACTGGACGATGAAAGCGTTTGGCGCCGAGGACGGCACCCGGCTGCTGTCCCATTACCTCTATTCGCCGGGCGGCGGCATCGAGCCCGTCAGGATCGACCCCGCCGATGTGGTGCACTTCCGCCACGGCATCGATCCGCGCAACCCGCGCCTAGGGATTTCGCCGCTGGACGGGGCGATCCGGGAAATCTTCATGGATCTCGAAAGCTCGAATTTCGTAGCGTCGCTGCTGCGCAACATGGGCGTTCCCGGCGTCGTGATCAGCCCGAAAGCGGGCGGCGTCGTCGCGAGCGAGGACGTCGAGGCGACCAAGGCCTGGTTCCAACAGGCTTTCGGCGGCGACCGGCGCGGCGGCCCGCTGGTCATGGGCGCGCCCACGGACGTCTCGCCTTATGGCTTCAACCCGCAACAGATGAACATGTCGGAAGCGCGCGACGTGGCGGAAGAACGCGTCTGCGCCTCTCTCGGGATCCCGGCCGCCGTCGTCGGCTTCGGCGCCGGGCTGCAGTCGACCAAGGTCGGGGCGACCATGTCGGAACTGCGCAAGCTCGCCTGGCACAATGGCGTGCTGCCGATCGGCCGCGTCTTCGCCGACGAGATCGACCGTTCGCTGCTGCCGGACTTCGGCCCCATGACGGGAGGAAACGCTAAGGGGCGGATCAAAACCGTATGGGACACGTCGGACGTGCTGGCGCTGGCCGACGACGAGGACAAGGAAACCGAGCGCTGGAACAAGCGGGTGGCCGGCGGATGGGCGATGATCGCCGAGGCGCGCGAAGCGGCCGGTCTCAACGTCGACGAGAGCCATAAAATCTATCTCCGGCCGATCGCGATCGTCGAGGTGCCGGCGGGCGCGCCGGCGCGGGAAAGCCGCGACGGGCAGGAAGGGGACGATCTCAAGGAGCAGGGCGAGAAATCGCGCGCGTCGCTTCGGGCGCGGCGGGCCGGCATGGCTTATGTCCGCCTTCTCGCCGCCCAGGAAGAACCGCGGGCAAAGTCCTTGGAAAAGCGCCTCAAGGCCTTTTTCCGGGAGCTTGGAAAGGCAGCGCGCCTGGCTGCCCTGCCGCTCCTTCAGGACGATGGCCTGACGCCCAAGGAAGCGAGTTTCGAGGAGAAGAGCGATGACCTCCTGGTCCTGCGTATCCTGGACGCGATCGGCATCGGCACGCATCGGACAACCTTCCGCCACGTGTTCGAAGGGCATTATCTGGAGGTGGCCAGGGAGATATCCGAAGCGGCCGAACTCGCGGGCATTTCCGGCAGCCTGCCCGATCCGGTGGCGCGATCGGTCGCGGCCGCCGGCGGGCGGCGCGCCGGGCTGATCGACCTTTCCGCCCAATCGAAAGCGGCGCTCTTCGACGCGGTTGCCGAGGGCCGCGCCGAAGGTGAAGGCGCGACCCAGCTCGCCGCGCGCATCGCCGGCCATATCGAGGCCGGCCCCTGGGCGACCCCTGAAATGCGTGCGCGCGTTATCGCCCGCACCGAGACCAAATATGCGCAGAACGTTTCGACGATCGAGCGCGGCCGTGCCGCCGGCGTCGAGCGCTTCATGCTGTTCGACGGGCGCCTCGGGCCGGGGCGGTCGCTGCCCACCCACATCGCCCGCAACGGTGCGATCGTGACGGCCGACGAGGCGATGCAACTGACGAACGAGGAACACCCGAACGGAACGCTGAGCTTCTCGCCGCATTTCGGCGACGATGAAGACAGGGACGAGGATGATGGGGACGAGGAGTAACCGCCCATGAGAACCGAAACGAAGAGCCTGACTGTCGAGACGATGGACGAAAGCGGCCACGGGCTCGCGCGGATCGCGACGCTCTCTGCCGTCGACCATGACGGCGACACCTATCTGCCCGGTGCCTTCGCCTGGAAACAGGGCGGCCAATGGGTGCCGATCCTGCCCGCCCATGACCGCAAGGCCATGCCGTTCGGCAAGGCCCGCGTCTATGAGGAGGGCGACGGGGCTTTCGCGGAGCTGCACCTCAACCTGGACGCCGCGGCCGGGCGGGAATGGCATTCGGCGCTCAAGTTCGACCTGGCGAAGGGCGTGGCGGTGCAGGAATGGTCTTACGGCTTCAACGTGATCGACCAGGCGCGCGAGACACGCGACGGCGAGCCGCTGCGCGTGCTGAAGCGCCTCGACGTGCACGAGATCTCGACGGTCGTTCGCGGCGCCGGCGTCGGTACCGGCACGCTCGCGATGAAATCGCGCGGCAGCTTCGCGGGACAGATCGAAGCCGTCATTGCCGAGATCGAAGATATCGTCGAGCGCGCCGGCGGCGTGAAGGAGCTGCGCGAAGCCGAGGGCCGCAAGATGAGCAAGGCGCGGCTGGAGCAGCTCGCCGATCTCAGGCGCCGGTTCGATGAAGTCTTTCTCTTCGATCCACTGCCGGACGCGAAGGTTGGGGAAAACGGCTTGACGGAAAAGGGCCGGCAGGAAGCGGAACGGCTGGCCGCCGAGTTCCTGACCTTCTCGGCCCGGCGCAGATTTGACCGCTGACCACCCAAAACCCAACCGGAATGGACGGCCGTGGAATGCGCTTGCGCCCTCTGGGCGCCCCGAGATACCGGTGAGGCCCGGAAATCGCGCCTATGGCCTTTGAAAGGGCTTCGAAACGCATCCTCAATAGGATAGTTTGCCCCCGCGCGAGCAGCCTTGCTCCTTTCGGCCGGGATACCCGCCACCCGCGCGGCCGCGTGGATGTTTAATCCTCCCCCCGCTTCCTACGATCCGCTTCGAACTGGCGCCGACGCCGGTTCGCGAGGCCACGCGGACGTGCCCTTTCCGTAAAGAATTGATCCCAAGGAGGTGGGCGCATGCCCGGAAACCTGACACTGAAACAGGTCCGCGAAAAACTCGCGGCGAAACAGGACGAACTCGGCAAGGTGTTTGCCGAGGCGAGCGTGACCGTCGACGGCGGCCAGAAGGGCTACGACTTCAACCGGGTGACGTGCCTGGGCGAGAAGGTCAAGGGCTCGATCGCGGTGGCCGAACAGGTCAAGACGATGAACGCCGAACTCAATGATCTGGCGGAACAGGCCGAAACGCTCGAAGCCGCCGAAAAGGCGGCTCGCGACCAGTCGGAACGCGAAAAGGTGCGCAACCGGCCGCCTATGCCCGGCGGGAACGGCAATTATTCCAGCGTCGAAGAACGGATGAAGAGCCTGGGCGAGATGGTCGCCGAGGAAAAACGTTACCAGGATTGGGCGAGATCGGGTGCTGCCGGCGGCGTCACGCTGCAATTCGACAGTCTCTTCCCGTCCGACGCGCTCGCCAAGGGCATGGCCTTCGAGACGATCGGCTCCAAGGCGCTGATGGCGACGACGGCCGGATGGGCGCCGCAGTCGCTGCGCATCGGCGGCTTCGTGGAGGCGGCCACCCGGCCGATCCAGCTTCTCGACATCATCCCCATGGCGCAGACCGGCTTCGAACAGGTGGTCTACATGGAGGAGACGACGCGCGTCCACGGGGCCGCCGAGAGGGGCGAGGGCGCCGGCTTCGCCGAAAGCAGCTTCAGGCTGGACGAGAAAACCTCGCCGGTGCGCAAGATCACCGACAGCCTGCCCGTCACCGACGAGCAGCTGGAAGACGTGGCCCAGGCGCAGAGCTACATCAATTCGCGCCTGACCTTCGGCCTTCGCCAGCGGCTCGACGGCCAGGTCATCGTCGGCGATGCGGCCGGCTCCAACCTGCGCGGGCTGAAGAACACGGCCGGCATCCAGGTCCACGCCAAGGGCGCGGACCCGGTTCCGGACGCGTTCTTCAAGTCGATGACCAAGGTCCGGCTCGGCGGCCGCGCGATCCCGACCCATCATGTCATGCATCCCGAGGATTGGCAGGGCGTGCGGCTGCTGCGCACCACCGACGGCGTCTATATCTGGGGCAACCCGTCCGAAGCCGGGCCGGAACGCATGTGGGGGCTGCCCGTCGTCCAGCAGGACGCGGATGCTGCCGGGACCGGCTATGTCGGCTCTTTCCAGCCGGCCTGGTTGTCGCTCTTCGAGCGGCGCGGCGTGGACGTGCAAATCGGCTTCATCGGCGCACAGTTCGCCGAGGGCAAGCGCACGGTGCGCGCAGACATGCGCTTCGCCTTCGTCGTCTTCCGCCCCGCCGCCTTCTGCCAGGTCACCGAACTCTGATTTTCAAGCAGGTGACGGCTCTCTGCGGCCGTCGCCTCTTTTCCAAGGAAAACATGCATGCCGACGATTTCTGGATTTTCGAAGCCGGTAGGCTGCGAGCTGATCCCCGGCGGCCCTGCGGGCGAGCACCGCCTGCAAGGCGCGATCGGTCCTGATGACACGCTGCTTTCGGTCGAGCACGTCACGGATACCAGCCCGCCCACGCGGGCGGACATCACGGCCGAATTTTCCATCCATGCCGACAAGGGCGGCGTGATCGTCAACACAACGACCGACACCACGGGCGGCTTTCTGCACGTCCTTTGGGCGCGGTCCGAATAGGAGAGTGCCATGCAGGCGAAGGAACGGATGTTTCTCAATGCCGACAAGACGAAGCTGGTGAAGGATGGCGATAAGACCGCCGCCTTTCTCTACGCCGTGCCGGGAGACGAGATCCCGGCAAGCGCCGCCGAGAAATTCGGCCTGGTCGACGGGCGCCTCAAAGGGTCCGGCAAGGCCGCGTCTGATGAGGCGTTGCGGAAACAGGCGGATGAGGAGGAAGCCAAAGCCCGCACCGAAGCCGAAGCCGAAGCCGGGGCAAAGGCGGAAAAGGCGAAAGCGGAAGATGAGGCAAGATTGAGCGCGGAAAAGGAGAAGAAAGCCGGTGCGGCCGACAAGGAAGCCAAGGCCGCGACCGCCGACAAGGAAGCCAAAAGCGGCGGAAGCAAGGGCAAGTAGGCCATGACGCTCCTCGACCGGGTCCGCGAGCGCACGGGAAGCGAGCTTCCCGACGCCGAGCTGCAGGCGATGATCGGCACGATCGCCGCCGAGATCGATGCGCGTTTCGGCCCGGCCGGCGAGGTCACGCTGGAGATCGGCGGTCCGGACGATCCCTGGTCCCGGCGGATGACCACGCTGCGGCTGGCAAAGCCGCTGGACCCGGGGCGGCCGGTCTCGGTCGTCGAGATCGACCCGGGCTGGAGCGGCAATGCGGCGAACACGGTAACGCTCGCCGCCAACGATTACCGGATCATGCATGGCGGCCGCACGCTGGCGCGGCTGTGGGACGGCGACAACGGCCGGCTATACTGGGCGCCGCTGGTGCGCGTCACCTATACGCCGATGGAAGCCGCAGGCGTCCGCGACGAAGCCGTGATCCGGCTGATGCAGATCGACCTTTCCGACAAGGGCGGGCTCAAGAGCGAGCGCGCCGGCGACTATTCCTACACGCTGGCCACGGGCCAGGAACGAGCCGATGCCCGCGAGGCCGTCTTCAGCTGGCTGAACGGCCTGCTTGGCGCCGGCGGGTTTACGATGGCCTAAGGAGGGCCTGGGCAATGATCGCCGGCCGGCTGACAATGCGTGCCCTGGTCGAGCGCAACCGGGCAACGGGAAAAGACCCCTGGAACAATCCGGTGGCGCCGGATTTCCAGCCGCTTGCAACGCTCAAGTGCTTCGTGTGGTCGAACGCCTCGCGCGAGATCGTCGACGGCGACACGACGGCGATGGTCGAGGACATGCGGGCGCTTTTTCCGCTTTCGGCCGATATCCGCGAAGACGACGAGATTTCGGCGGTGACCGATCGCGGCGGCGCGACGATCATTCCCGGCCGGCTGCGCGTGGAGGGGCCGGTGCAGCGCAAGCATACGCATCTCGAAGCGGCCTTGAAGCGGGTCGGCTAATCGCGCACGGTGCAGCGGAAAGCTGCGCTGCGCCGGCATCGTATAGGTAGGTGACATGAACCTGGAATTCTTCAAAGCCCCGCTGATCCTGCAACTCGCTCTCGGGGGCGGGTACCTCGGCTATCTGGCTGCCTATGCGGGCATCCGCGATCACCATAAACAGATCGATGTCGCATTTCTCACGGTCGTTTTCGGGCTGGCCGCCACCCTTTACTACAGCTTCGCGGAATCCCGAACAGGCCAGATCCCGGCCATTATCCTGGCCGTCGGCTTCGCGGTCATCGTAGGCCTTGCCTGGCGCCGCATCGGACGGCCCCTGGTAAGGGGAGCATTGAAACGGGGAAGGCTCAGTTACGCCGACGACGATCCTTCGGTTACGACGACCATTTTTGCCGATACCCGGCATGACGTCTCGCAGGTCAATGTCGTTCTGGACGATGGCCGGGAGCTACGATGCGACAACACCGCCAACTTCAAAGACGCGGCAATAGCGCCGTTTATCTATGGGGCCGATGGTTCGATCGCCCTCTACGTCACGCACGCCTGCCGCCTACAGCCGGACGGCACTCAGAGCGAGGACCCGCAAGTGGATGTCCGGAATTCAGAGTGGGGGGACAATCTCACGATCATCCCCGCCGGCCGCGTTCGGCACGTCGATATCAGACTGAAGAAGCGCGGTTAAGGTTTTCTGGGCGGCGGCGGCGAAGAAGGCTGCGCCGGCGCGCTGGGCTTATAGTTGGTGTTCGGGTTTCGAAGCGGCGTGGGCGGGGTGTAGTTCCTCTGTGAGGAAGCGGGCGGCGGCGGTCTGTTCTTATCGGTCATGATCGTCTCCGTGGAAAGCCTGCGATTCGAATTGAAGCATTGTGGACTTCTGGAGTCCACGGGTTGCACGTACGGGGCACAACAACCGATGGCCAAAAAATCGAAATCCCTGAAATGGCTCGGCAAGGCGGTCACCGAAAAGATGCTGCGGGCGCAGATCGCGGGCGTCAATCAGACGATGTCGGCATCTGCCGCCGAGGCGAAGCGGAATCACAGCTGGCAGAACCGGACGGCGGCCCTGGAAGGCTCTATCGATATCGCGAGCTATGCGCGTGCCGAAAAGGAAGGCGTTCGCGGCACTTGGGGTGCGCGCGACATCGCCTATGCGAGGATCCACGAACTTGGCGGCACGATCCGCCCGAAAGTTGCCAAAGCGCTGGCGATCCCGGACCCGAAAAGGGCGGGGGGCGTAATCCTCGTCCAATCGGTCACGATCCCGGCGCGGCCCTATCTACGGCCCGCGGCCGACAAGGAATATCCCAGGCTGGCGAGCCGGATCAGGAAGGCTTTCGAACGCGCTTCGAAGGACGAATAAGGGCGGCTTGACAAGGTCCCGCCGGCCCGTGATGCTTTCCGGGTTCCCGCCCTGTTCGAACCGGCCCGACAGGCATCCGCGCGGCCGCGCGGATGTTTCGGCCGTCGCCGCGCTCCTAGTATCGCCGGCATGGCTGAAGCTGACATCCTTACGGCGATCGCGGAAATACTGACGGCGGACGGCAACGTCGCCGGCCTTGCCGGCGCCCGCGTCTTCGCAGGCGAACTGCCCGCGAACGAGGCAGGGCACATGCCCCGCAATGCGGTGGTGATCCTGCCGTCCGGCGGCGTGTCGCTCGCGGCCGGCAGCTTCCTCGATCACGACACCCAACGCATCGATCTCTTTTCCTACGGCGCCACGCCTTTCGAGGCGGAAGCACTCCGGCGGCTCTGCCGACGGGCGCTGGTGCGTGTGCGCCGGCGGATCGTCAGGAACTGCCTCATCCACTGGATCGAACCGGCGGGCGGCTTCACCGCCGGCCGCGATCCGGACGCGGACTGGCCGCGCGCCTTCCAGTCCTACCAGGTCTTTCACGCGCTTCAGGAGGTCTAGATGCCCGCGCCCTTCGAAATCATCGCCGCCCCTTTCACCGCCTTTTACGCGCCGCTCGGAACCGCCTTTCCGCTGATCGACGCGGCGCCCGCCGCCAAGTGGATCAGGATCGGCACTTCGGGCGCCGAAAGTTATGACCCGGAAGGGGTGACCGTGACCCACAGCCAGGAGGTCAACAAGGTCCGCCCGCTTGGCAGCACGGTCGCGATCAAGGCCTTTCGCACCGAAGAGGAACTGATGATCGCCTTCACGCTTTGGGACGTGAGCGCGGAATTCTACCGCCTGTCGCTCAATTCCAACGAGATCGCCACGGTGGCCGCAGGCGCCGGCACCGCGGGGACGAAGACGCTGCAGTTTTACCAGGGCGAACAGGTCGCGACCATGGCGCTCCTGCTCAGGGCCGGGGTCTCGCCCTATGGCGACGGCATGAACATGCAGTACGAGGTACCCTACTGCTTCATGTCGGGGAGCCCGGAGCCCGTCTACCGCAAGGGCGAACCGGCGGGCGTCGCGCTGGAGTTCTCCGCGCTGCGCGATCCGAACGCCGCGTCCAAGGCCACGAGTTTCGGCCGGCTCGTCCTGCAGCATCAACAGCCGCTGCCCTGATGATGAGCGGGCGTGATCTCGCGGCCGAGGCACGTGATCTCGATGCCGAGGCGCGCCGTCATAAGCGCGAGGAACGCCGTCACCGGATGGCGGCGCGGGACGCCCGCGAAAAGCTGGCCGCGATCGAGCGCGAATGCGCCCGCCTCGGCATCACCCTCTCCATTAATTCCGGCGAAGGAACCGTTCCATGGCCAAAGACCTCCTCCTCGACCTCAATACGCTGATCGAGCGGCCGAAGATCGCGATCGACGGCACCCATTACGAAATCCTTTCGCCCGAAGAACTCTCGATCCTCGACAGCCAGGCCTTCACCTTCTGGGGCGGCGAGATCGAACGGCTGTCGGGGGAAAAGGGCAAGGGCGAGGAACTTTCGAGCCTGATCGACACAGTGGCGCGAAAGGTCCTGGTCGGCGTGCCGGCGGCGGTGTTCGCCAAGCTGACCGGCGCGCAGAAGTTTCGGGTGGTCGAGGTTTTTACCGTGCTCCTGCTGCGCGACAAGATGGGCGTGGTGGGAGCGGTCGCGCAGGTGATGAATGGGCTGGCGCCGGCGAGCCCGTCGCCAGTGAACCCGTTGATTGGGGAGAAGAACTCCCCCGCCTCCAGCGCTTCTACGGCGGAGCCCCCGGCTGGTGGCTCCGCCAAGCGCCGGCGGCGCTAGTCAGGGCCTATCGCACCATGCTGCCGCGCCTCCAGGCCCAGGAACAGATCATGGCGATCAACGCCGCGCGCCTCGGCTCGGGCTTTGCCGACAGACAGGACGCGCGCCGGGCGGTTTCGCGGCTCGAACGCATCGCCGAAGGCGGCCGCCGGCATGCGGTGAAGGCGACGCCCCAGATGCTGGCGGCGGCAGGCATCGCCGTTGTCGACGCGTCTGCTGGATCAGAAGGAAAGGAGCCCGGCAATGGCTGAACGTCTCGGCGAAGCGCTCCTCGATCTCAGGACCAACGACAAGGCTTTCAATTCCGGCATCAAGCGGGCCGAAGGCGGCGCGGAGAAACTGGGCGGGACGCTCGACAAGACGTCCGGCAAGGCGGACGATCTGGCGGACCGGATGCGCGCGACGGGTGCCGCAATGCGCGGCGCGGGCGAGGCTTCCGGCGCGGCCGCCGGCGGGGCCATGCAACAGGCGGCCGCGCTCTACCGTATGGACAGCGCGGCAATGGCGGCGGGCAAGGCCTCGGTTGCGCTCGCGCAGGCGGAATACCGGCGGGCTTCGGCCGCGCTGGCCTCGGCAAAGGCGGACGGCACGGCGGCGAAGGAAGCGATCGCCGCGGCGGCTGCCACGAAACAGAAAGCCTTCGCCTCGCTCGAAGCGGCCAGGGCGGATTACGCCCAGGTGATCGCATCGCAAAGGGTCGCACAGGCGGACCATGCTGCCGCGGCGGCCGCTCAAGGCGCAGCTTCGGCCGACGATGCCGCGGCGATGGCGTCGCAAAGGTCCGCCAACGCCGCCCGGTCAGCCGTGCCCGTCCTCGACGCGCATGCGAAGGCCACTAGAAACGCGGCGCTGCAACAGAAGCTGCTCGTCTTCCAGCTCAACGACGTCTTCGTTTCGCTGGCCTCGGGCATGCCGCTCCATCTGGTCGCCATCCAGCAGGGTTCGCAGATGGCGCAAATCTACGGGCCCGGCGAAGGGGGGCTCGGGCGGGTGCTGAAGGAGACCGGCAAGATGGCGGTGACCGCAGCAACGCGGTTTCCGCCGATCACGATCGGTGTTGGGCTCGCGGCCGCTGCGATCGCCGGCATGACCCACGAGATCAATCAGGCATCGGGCGTGACGGTCGGGCTCGGCGACGTGGCGCTTGCCACCTGGCAGGTGATCGCCGACGGGCTTTCGGACCTGCTGAAACCCGCGATCGACGCTATGGGGCCGTGGTTTCAATCAGCATGGGACCTGATCATTTCCGGCGGCAAGACGACGGGCAACGCCATCATCAACTCGTTTCATGCCGCTGGCGTCGATGTCGCGGCGGTGGCACAGACGATCGGAACACATTTCGGGCACGCGTTCGAGCGCGTCAAAATCATCTGGTCGACCCTGCCGGCCGTGCTCGGTGACCTCGTCTATTCGACCGCGAACCGCGTGGTGGACGGCATCGAGGCCATGATCAACGGTGCGGCCGACCGGATCAACAAGCTGAACGAGTATCTGCCGGAATGGGCGCAGTTCGACGCGCTCGACGATGTCGATCTCCCCGGCATCACGAACCCGCATGAAGGCGCCGCCACCGGTACGGCAAAGGCTCTGGCCGCAAATGCGGACAAGGAGGTCGCGGAGATCGCGGCGATATGGGAAGGCCGCAATGCGCGCATCGGCGAGATCATGGCTGATGACCCGCTCGGCGATTTCTTCGGCGCGGTTAAGGACCGGTCCATCGAAAACGCACTCGACCGGAAAAAGAAGGACAAGAAGGACAGGACCAGGACTTCGGCCGAAAAGACCGATGCGGAAAAATACCAGGACCTGGTCCGCAATGCCGAGCAGTTCATCGAGACCCAGGCGCGCGAGCGCCAGTCGATCGGCCTGACGGAACAGGCGGCCGCGCGGCTCCGCTACGAACAGGAACTGCTCAACAGGGCGGCAAACGACAATATCAGGCTGACGCCCCAGCAGGCCGCCGAACTCAAGCGGCTCGCCGGAGAAATGGCGGCGACCGAGGCCGAGACTTCCAGGCTGCAGGAAAGCTTCAACTTCGCCCGCGAGGTGGCGGGCGGCTTCGTGTCCGACATCCGGCAAGGGCTCGAGGACGGCAAGGGGTTTTTCAAGTCCTTTGCCGATGCGGCGGTGAACGCGCTCAACCGCGTCATAGACAAACTCATCAACGGCGGGCTGGACGCGCTGTTCCAGCTCGGCGGCGCGGGCGGCAAGCCCGGCGCGGGCGGCGGTTTCCTCGGCGGCATCGGCAGCATCGTCTCCTCGCTGTTCTCCGGTTTTTTCGCCAAGGGTGGGCTGATCCCTTCCGGCACCTTCGGGATCGTCGGCGAGAAAGGACCGGAACCGGTCATCGGCACGTCGCGCGGGGCGATCGTCAGGCCGAATGCGGCTCTGAAGGGCATGCAGGGCGGGGCGGGTGGCGCCCTTGACATTGGCGTCGCCGTCGAATTGCGCGGCGGCAACGATTTCGACGCCTGGGTAACGGGGATCGCGCAGCGCGAGGGCGGCAAGGCCGCGCAGAACACGGTCGGTGCCTATGACCGGGGTCTACCCGACCGGGTCCAGCAGATCAACACAAATCCGAGGAGGCGCTAATGGCCGCCCTTGCCCTTTCCGCGCTCTACGACCGGCTTGTGATCGCGGGGTCGCGCTTCGACATCCAGCGCAATGACGAGTTCTCCGGGGTGGCCAGCGGCGCGCTCTGGCAGGCCGAACTGGCGCCGCCGCTCTGGACGGCCGAGGTGACGTTGAATGACCAGACGCTGAACGAAATGAAGCAACAGGCGGCGCTGATCCGCAAACTGGACGGCGCCCGCCAGAGCTTTCTGCTCTGCGACACGACATCGCTTTATCCGCAGGCCGATCCGGACGGCGCCATCCTCGGCACGGCGAATGTGACGATCGGCACAGTCGGCAACGACAGGACGACTGCGCCTTTGACGGGGTTGCCTGCGGGTTACGCGCTGACCATCGGGGACAAGATGCAGGTCCGGGGTGCGGGCAAGGACGCCTTCGTCGAAGTGTCCGGAACCGTCGTCGCCAAGGCCGACGGGACGGCGAAAGTGGCGATTTTCCCGCGGCTTCCGCTCTGGGTCGCCGACGGCGCGGCCGTCATTCTCAAGAGGCCGGCCTGCCCGGTCGTGATCGTACCGGGCAGCCACAATCCGGGGACCAGCCAGGGCGTGTGGACCAGCGGCGCCGGCTTCAAGGCGATCCAGAAGAGCTGACACTGAGAGGAGTTGACCATGCGCAACATCACTCCCGCGCTGTTCGCGGCCATTGCCCAGGCCCGCGAAACCGGCCTCGTCCCGCGCAGTCTGGTCTACGTGACGGCGAAGAACCGCGCCACCGGCCAGCCCGAAAGCGTCGGCGTCTGGAGCGACCGCGAGGACGCCAACATCACGGTGTTGGGCGGCACCAACGGCCTGCCGGTGACGCGGCTCTATCATGGCGGCGGCGCGCTGCTCGACGTGAGCGAGATCCCGCGCGTCTCCGACCTGACCATTCAGACGGTGACCATCGGCCTTTCGCAGCTGGCCGGCGCGTCGCAGCGGCTCATTCGCGAATACGACGTGCGGCTGGCAAAGGTGGAAATTCACCAGGTGCTGATCGATCCGAAAAGCGGGCAGCTCGTGAGCGTGGAAGCGCCGGTGTTTTTGGGCGAGGTCGACGGCGCGCCGGTCCGCACGCCGTCGATCGGCGGCGAAGGCTCGATCGAGCTGAAGGTGGTTTCCGACGCAATCTCCATGCTGACGCGCACCAACCCACGCAAATCCTCCTATGAGGCGCAGAAGCGCCGGCAGGGAGACGAATGGGGGCTCTATTCCGGCACGATCCAGAGCTGGCAAATCCCCTGGGGCCAGAAGGACAGCGCGAAGCAGAAGACGGCGAGCAAGCCCAAGAGCTTCTCGAACCCCGTTCTCGACTATTTCAAGGGATTTGGGTATTGAGCGCGTTGAAACGTCTTCCCGGCTGGCGCCGGCGCTTCGAAGCGGCGATCGACGAAATCAAGGCGCGGCCCTTCGCCTGGGGCGAGCATGACTGCGGCCCCGGCCTCGCCGGCCGGCTGGCGCTCGCCATGACCGGCGTCGACTGCGCCGCGCAATATCGCGGCGCCTATGACAGCGCTTCCGGCGCGCTGCGCGTCATGCGTGACGCCGGCTTCGACAATCTCGCCGATCTGGTCGCCTCGGTCCTGCCGGAGGTTCATATCTCGGCCGCATCGATCGGCGATATCGCCGCCGTGCCCGACGATACGCCCTTCGGCTACGCGCTCGGCGTGGTTAATGGCGAGCGGATCTTCGTGCTGAAGACGGACGGCGTCGGCACGGTCGACCTGCTCGACGCCACCCGCGCGTTCAAGGTCGGGTGAGCAGCATGCGGATCATCCCGTTTTCGATCCTCCTGGCCGCGGCGCTGCTCGCGGCCGACAGCGCCGAAGCCGCGCCCGTGGTCGCTGCAATCAGTGCCGTTGCGGGCCTGCTGACGGCCGGCGGCATCGTAGGGGCGATCGCGCAGCTCGCCCTTGGCCTGGCGCTGTCCTTCGGGCTCGGCCTGATCGAGAAGGCTCGCGCCAAAAAGCGCATGGGCCAGGCCGAAGCGCGCGGCGTGACGCTCGAAGTCCGCATGGGCGACGACCAGCCGGCAAGCTTCGTCGTCGGCAGCTATGCGACCGCGGGCATCCGCAAATATATCGGCACCTGGGGACAGGCGGGCAAGACGCCGAACGCCTATCTGACCGACGTCATCGAGCTATCATGCATACCGCATCCGGGTTTTGCGGGACTGTGGATCGACGATACGCATGGCACGATCCTCTGGGACGAGCCGCATCCGGACGGCCGCGGCTATCCCATCAAGGAGTACCGCCAGAACGGCGGCGACTTCGCCTGGGTCCGCTTCGTCGACGGCACGCAGGCGCAAGCCGATCCGTGGCTGCTCGAAAAGTTTATAAACCACCCGGAAAGGCCTTTCAAAACCACGATGATCGGCCGCGGCATCGCCTTTGCCGTCCTCACCTTTCGCTACAATACCGAGCTGTTCGGCGGCCTTCCGTCCGTGCTCTTCGAAATGCTGCCCATGCCGTTCTACGATCTGCGCAAGGACAGCACCAATGGCGGCAATGGTCCGCAGCGGCGAAACGACCCGTCGACCTGGGCACCGACGAACAACAACGCCGTCATCACCTATAACATCGTCAGGGGCATCTATTACGGCGACGAGTGGGTCTATGGCGGGCAGGACCTCGCGGCTTTCCGCCTGCCGCCGTCGAACTGGATCGCGGCCGCCAACGAATGCGACCGGCTGGTGGATGATGGAGCGGGCGGCGAGCAGCGGCAATTCCGCTGCGGCTACGAAATCCGCCTAGACATGGAACCGCTTTCCGTCATCGACGACATAAGGCAGGGCTGCAACGGCCGCATCGCCGAGGTCGGCGGCACGTTCAAGATGCTGGTGGGAGCGCCGGGCGCCGCCGTATTCTCCTTTACCGATGACGACATTCTGGTGACGGCGGATCAGAGCTTCGAGCCGTTCCCGTCGCTTTCCGAAACCCATAACGGCATAGAGGCGACCTATCCGGAGCCGGCGGAAAAGTGGGCGGCGAAGGACGCACCGGCGCGCTACTCGAGCACACTTGAGGCAGAAGACGGCGATCGCCGGCTTCTGACGGGCATCGAGTTCCCGGCCGTGCCCTTCGGGCGGCAGGTCCAGGCGCTGATGACGGCCATGATCGAGGCGGAGCGGCGCTTCCGCGTGCACGTCATTCACCTGCCGCCCGACGCCTTTCCGCTGGAGCCCAACGATGTCGTCTCCTGGACCTCGGCGCGCAACAGCTATGAGCACAAGAAGTTCCTCGTCGCGCGCATTGCCGGCTTGCCGACCTTCAACCAGCTCGCGGTTCTGAAGGAGATCGACCCTTCGGACTACGATCCGCCGTCCGTCATTCTGCCGACCGCGACCGGTTGGCTCGGCCCGATCGTGCCGCCCGCACAGCCGATGTATGGCTGGCAGGTGGAGCCCGCAAGCATCGCCGACGACGCCGGCGTGGCGCGCCGGCCGTCGATGCGGGTGAGCTGCGCGCCCGACCAGGACGATGTGCGGCAGGTGCGGGTGCAGGTGCGCCTCAAGTCGAGCCGGGCACAGGTATTCGATGGCCAGATCGCCTATGACGCGCCGCATTCGTGGATCCTCAACGGCACGTTCCTTCCGCTCACGACCTATCAGGCGCGCGGCAGGTTCGTGCCGAATTCGAGCCGCAGTACCGATTGGTCCGATTGGCTCGACGTCACCACGCCGGACGTACGCTTCGGCGACGGGGACGTCTACCTCCCCGGCATGATCAGGGAGCTGCAGGGCTTTACGCAGGACGCCACCGAGTGGCTGCGCGACGGCGTGCGGGAGCTGATCGGCGAACAGCAGCGCATCGTCCGGCTGATCGCCGAGCAGGATCTCGCAAACTTTTCCGACAAGCAGACGCTCCGCCAGGAACTGGTGGCCCGCGCCGGCGAGATAACTGCGAGCTACACCGGGGCGATCGTTGCCGCGGCAGGCCCCGGTTCCGCCCTGGTGCTGCGGATCGAAAGCCTCGAGGCGAAAATTCCGGGCCTTGCATCCGCCTCTGCGGTCCAGTCACTTGAAGCAAAGGTGACCTCTGTCGAAGGCGTCACCACGGCGCAGGCGACTTCCATCAGTTCCCTATTTGCCGCGCTCGGCGGCAGCGAAGCGGCCATCAACGTGCGCGCCACCACTTTGGCGACGCCTTCAGGCTACTCGGCCCGGTACGGCATCGAGGCGAGGACTGGCGGATCCGGCAGCTACCGATCGGCAGCCATGTATCTCGACGTGCCCGCGTCTGCGAGCAGTCCGACGCGCGTCGTCTTTGTCGCCGAACAGTTCGTGATCGCGAGCGGCGCTAATCTCGAAAACCCGTTCATCTTCTCCGGTGGAGAGGCCCAGTTGAACGTCGCGCGGGTCGGTACGATTAGGTCCGGGCGGCTCCTTTCGCTTAACAGCAAGATGGACATCAACCTCAACAACGGCACGATCGAGGTTTACAGCTGATGGTCCGCACAATGATTGGCGTCGACAGCACCGGCGCGAGCTGCATCAAGATCATGAAAAGCAACGCCGACGATCCGCGCACCACGCCGGACAGCCAGCGCGCGAAGTTCCTGTACAATTCGAAATTCACGATCCAGGCATCCATCGCGGACATGGAGAAATGCAATCAGATATCCAGGCCGGGGCTGAACGACAGCGCGCAAGTCTACTATCACCCGGCCGGGGCCAACGCCTCGAACTATCAGAAAATGGAGGGCTCGGGCGGCGGCCATAGCCTCTGGCTCTACCGGAATTCGGTGTTCCCTGCGCTTCGCTACGATGTGCCGCTCTTCGATTGGAAACAGAAAAAAGGCGGCGGCGGCAATCGATACAACCAGATGATGGTGCACTGGCACGACAGCGGTAAATATTACCACGGTCGCGGCGGTTACTACGAGGTGGGCAACGCCCGTCAGCCCGGCTGGATGAAGAACTACGCAGGGAACACATCGAAATACGGCCCCATGACCTACGGCACTTTTGCCGAGATCACCGTCTTCGACAAAATCGACGCCTTCAACAAGTTTCAGTCTCGCGAAAAGCGGCTCGTCGTCTGGAACCTGCCCGGTGACAGCGCAGCGGTGGACGAGGCGCCGGCGCTCGCCCCCAACGGCAGGAAAACGATCAAGATCACGCCTTCGGCAATGAAGATCGCCAAGCCCGGCTATGATGTGGAAACGGCGACGGCGGCGCAGCTTGCCTTCGACAGCACGCGGGTGCCGGTGAAAGTCATCAAGGCCGCCGACATCGCCCTGCCGGCCGGCGTGTCCTCTTACGATACCGGCATTGCACTTCCGGACATGGTGGCGCTGGATGTCCATTTCTACAGCGGTTCGACCGTCATGTATCCGACGAACCCAACCAATCTCGATTTCGGGGCCGAATACTGGTTCGACGGGTCACGCATCTACTTCGATGCGACGCAATCGATGCGGGCGCGCTTCATGCTCTACCTGGAAGACAACAGTGCCCCGACATCCGGTAACTACAAAATTTGGCGGCAGTTCAACGACGGGACGCAGGACGTGGTGCAGTTTCTGCGGCCGGGCGCCGCCAACCCGCCCTCCTGGGCGGACATCATCATCGATACGCGCTGGCCCGCGGTGCAGATACTGGCCGAGGGGTATTTCGACGTTGCCGCGGGCAACGACGTGATCACGGATGTGATCTTCGACGGCGCGGGCATGTTTCCAATGGTGAAATACATCACCACACACGGCCCCGGCAGCAAGTTCGATATCGGCAGCTGGGCGGCGATTTACAAGCTGCCCTACGTTAAGCGGCTCAAATACACCTATAGCGGCCAGAGCCACGCGGGCGAGAGTTCCTATTGCGAGCTGACCGCGAACAGGGCCCGCTTCCGCACCTTCAGGGGCAATGTCGGCGATTATTACCAGGGCGACGATCTCGACTGGCGAACATCCGGCGCCTATCCGCCGACCGGCATCCGCTACTTCATTTTCGGCATTCCAGCTTGAGCGAGGCTTCATGACGACCCAGACAATCGCAATCGATCCCCGCGTGGCGCTGACCGAAGAAAGCGCACTCGTCGACCACTATCGCAACCGGGCGCTGGTGCTCGCTCAAACGCTCTTCGAAAGGGACGTAAGGATCTCTGAGCTTGAGGGACAGGTCGCCGAATTGAAAGCCCAGGTCGAAGCGCAGGAGGCCGACCTTTCGAGCCTTCGGCTTCCGGCCAACGCAAGGCAAGAGGAGGAATGAGATGGCACTCGCTCCCGCATATTACTCGACCGGTACCGCGACCGTTGCCGCCAATGGCACGGCCGTTACCGGTCAGGGCACGAGCTGGCTCAACGCGGTCCAGCCCGGCGATGTCTTCGGAACCCACAAAGGCCTTCCGATCCGGATCGCATCGGTGGCGGGCAACACGTCTCTGAAGCTCGCTTTCCCCTGGCCGGGCGGTGCCCAGACCGCGGCGGCCTACGAGATCATGCTCGTGCCGGATGCCGGCCGCGTGATGGAGACGACGCGGCAGCTGCTGGAAATGCTCAACGGTGGCGAACTGGCGGCGATCGCGGCGCTTGAGAGCGAGGCCGACAAGCTTCCTTACTACACGGGCGCGGGGACGGCCGGGTTGACCGACGTCAAGGCTAAAGGACGCGAGTTGATCGCCTCAGCCGATATTGCCGGACTGCTCGGGACACTTGGTCCTGTCTTCGGTGGCCCCGCTCCCATTCCGTCAAGCAGCAGTTTGGATTTGCTGGACGGTGACTTCAATGCGCTGGTCAAGCCGGGAGTGTTTACGCTTGCGGGGGCGTTCGAGAATGGCCCCAACGGCGCAGGAGCGGTCTATACAGGCCTCATTGCGGTCCACAGGAGGGTATATAACAACTTCACCTATCAGGCGTTGTACATCAACAACGTCATAATGATCCGTTCGCAGAATACGTCAGGAAATTGGTCCGCATGGGAACGATTAATGACGGACTACGGTAACAACGCCTGGAAAGGCTCCCAAGTCCTAAGCGACGGCTCGAACTACGTTCAGTTCGGGATGATTCGGGGAGGTAGCCAGGCCAATTTTGAAATGCTCTCAACCGGAGAGGCCCGTTTGAAGACGGTGACAAACAATGATTTGCTATTGTCTGTAAACAGCACGAACGACCGCGTCAGAATTGGCGCGGATGGCATCTTCTACTTCAGCGCCACAAGCTTTTTCATCGATCCAACCAATTCCGCACATGACGGTCAATTCGGTTTCCAGTGCAGCACTGCCGGGCGAATGATACGGCAGTGCAATGGTTATAACCCGTTCCGTCAACGCCGCGTTGGTTCGGACGGCTCGATTATGGAATTCTATCAGTCTGCTGCCAACGGCACTGCGGCGGGTGTTATCTCCGTTTCTGGAGCAACGACCACCTACGCCACGTCATCCGACTATCGCCTTAAGTCCGATGTTGAGCCGCTTGTCACTTTCGCGCTGGAGGCGGACGAATTCTACGAGCTCGGACCGTCGTTGTTGCGCGTCATGTCGCTGCGCCCTGTCCGTTTCAGGTGGACCGGGCAGGAGGACCGAGGCTTCCAGCACGGGTTCATCGCCCACGAAGTGCAAGCCATCGCACCGCATGCCGTCACCGGTGAAAAGGATGAGGTGAAATGGCACGGGAGGGAAATTCTGCCTGCCCGGACCATCGAGGTCGAAGAGGTCGACGAGGACGGCAACCCGGCGATCGTGGAAAAAACCATCCCCGAGCAGGTGAATGAGGATGTCCGGGAGGACGGCGTCACACCAGGAGCGCGTTTTGAGCCTGTAGAGCAACGACCGGTCCACCAAGCCGTCGACTATGGTCAGTTGACAACGGACGTGGCGGCGGCGCTGCAGGAAGCAACGCTGCTGATCCTGGAGCAAAAGCAGGCGATCGACGCGCTTTCGGCAAGGGTCGCGATACTGGAGCAAGCGGCACACAAACCGGCCGGCTCGTCGCAATAGCCGGGCGGCCGGCGCGCTTGCGGCGCGCACCGACGACGGGCCACTGATTGGCGTCCGAGACCCGTCCGACAGCAGCTAAACACAACCGTCGCACCCGTACCCTGCAGGGCGGGACTCTTGTGGCTGAGTCGTGAGCTATTTGAAATGGTGAATATACGTTGCGGCTCCTGTTCGGCCCTGCTCTTCAGGGCTGGACAAGGGGCCATCGCCAACGATATCGAAATCAAGTGCCGCCGCTGCGGTACCATTAACCACTTGAGGCCAGTCGAGCCCGAACCCGATCGCCAGGAGCGACAGGCAAGGAACAACTCGTGTGGCTCTACCTCCCCCCGGGACTGATACCCTCAACGGAATTGCCCTTTGCGCCGGCGTCGGCGGACTGGAGCTCGGCCTGCATATCGCAGAACCCGGATACCGCTCTGTTTGTTACGTCGAGCGGGAAGCCTTCCCTGCGGCCACCCTCGTGGCACGGATGGAAGACCAGGCCCTGGATCAGGCGCCTGTCTGGGATGACGTTACCACCTTCGACGGCCGCCCTTGGCGTGGAAAGGTTCATATCCTCACTGGCGGATATCCATGCCAGCCCTTCAGCTTCGCTGGGCGCAGGCGCGGCGAAGACGATCCCCGCCACCTCTGGCCGCACATCCGCCGCATCATCGGAGAACTCGACCCCGAATGGTGCTTCTTCGAGAACGTCGAGGGCCATATGTCCCTGGGAGCCGATACAGTCTTCCGAGACCTTCAGGGAATGGGCTTTGCGGTCAAAGCGGGCCTGTTCAGCGCGCTCGAAACCGGCGCTAGCCATATTCGGCGCCGGCTCTTCATTGTGGCCCACGCCGACGAAGTCCCTTTACTGCAACAAGATCGAGATCGAGCTGGTGAACGATTGCTTCCGCTTTCGGGACGATCCGAGCCAGACCGGATCGCAGATTGCCCTGGGCAAGGCGGCGCGGCTCTGGTCGCACATCTGGATGCTGATGAAGGCCTGCGGGGCGCGACCGACGACACGTTTCAGCTTCCCCTATACCCGCCCCCTCCATCTCACTTTGAACGCTGGGCCGAGATCCTCGATCAACGACCTGACCTTCAACCCGAACTTTTCGGACTGGATAATGGGTTGGCCGATCGGATGGACCGATCCGACGCAGCCGGTAACGGGGTGGTCAGTCTGGCTGCGGCGCATGCGTGGCGAACTCTCCAGGCTGCACATACTCGACGCCTAGGGGAGCCATGAAAAATGTAGCTTCAAGCAGGTGCGCGTTTGCAATACAAGTGCGATGAAGCCGATCGTTTGCTTCATAGATCTGTGGCCTGACGGCCCCGCTTGGGAGGGCTTTGTCAGACGGAGAGAAATTTGTTTTGCGTTAACATCCGCAGGCGGGCTGAGGACTTTGAGTTTGAGGGTTCGGCACAGGAGTGTGTGGCTTGCATGGAAGAGCACCTAGGCCTGAGCCAGGATGACGCGCTCGACCTTGTGATTACTGCGATGCTCTTAGGCGTCAAAGAGGTTTGGTGGCCCCACGAACTACGTATTGAGTATCTTTAGGAGCCGACGGATAGGTGTCCTTATGACGCGACAGCTCGACGCCCCAACGATCTATCTCGCTCTAGCCCTTTTGAGGGAAACCTATCGGAAGGCGCTTGCCGGAAAGAGCACGAGACGGCGACGAGAACGCTCAAGCGCCGACACGATTGCAAAGCACGTTGTTGACTATCTGCGCCGAAACTGGGAGTTCCATCGGGCCGGAAAGCCGGCCGATGATGCTAATCTCATCGAGCACCTGGCCGAAGTTGTTTGGAACGTGCCGCCGAGCCTCGCCGAGGATCATTGTGCGATCGATGGCAGCAAGCGGGACGCAGCCCGGTGGGTCTTCGCCGAAGCAATCTTCAATGCCCTGAGGGACGAGTTCGAACCAGTTCGCCCCCGAGCGTTATAATGGCTGGAACCATCCCCGCTTTAGGGAGTGAAGCACTGGCGGAGGTTTTGACGGCGATTGACAAAGTCGACTCCGAAGGGCTCGAAGGACTCTATCCGGTCTAAGCGAAGACCGATCCCAGACCCGATGCCCGAGCGGGTTGAGCCCTGCCTTGCCCTGCTCGTGCCGAAGCCGCCGGAAGGCTCGCAGTGGGTCCACGAGATCAAGTGGGATGGGTACCGCATCGCGGTGCATATCGAGCCGGGCCGCATTCGCATCCTTACCCGTCGCGGCCACGATTGGACCCACCGATTTCCGGCGATCGCAAAAGCGGCCGAGGCGTTTCAACCGACAACCATGATCCTGGACGGCGAGGCTGTCGTTCTAGACGCGACCGGCCGCCCCGACTTCGGTTTGTTGCAGCAGACGCTCGGCGGGATCGGCGGCAAGAAGAAGGCCAACTCCGCGATCCTCTATGCATTCGATTTGCCATACTACGCCGGTCGTGACCTTCGCGGGCTGCCGCAGTGGGAGCGCCGGAAGGCCCTTGAGAGCGCACTCGCCGACGCGAGGGGCGCGATTCAAATCTCGGAGCAAGTGGACGCGAGCGGCGCCGAGTTGTTGCGTGTCGCCTGCGAGCATGGCCTTGAAGGCATCGTGAGCAAGCATCGAAATAAGCCTTACCGATCGGGCAGCCGTTCGGGCGATTGGGTAAAGGTCACCTGCACGCGCCGAGACAGCTTCTTCATCGTCGGTTACGAACCTTCCGCGGTGCTTTCAAGTGCGATCGGGCGCCTTCTCCTGGCCGCCAGAAAAGGCGACGAACTGGTTTACGTCGGCGGGGTCGGCACCGGGTTCAGCGATAAGGAGGCTTTTGCCTTACGCGAACTTCTGGGCAAAATCGCAACCAGCAAACCGCCGGTGGTGCTGAAGCGCAAGGGGGCGGTGTTCACGCGGCCCCTCTATGTCGCCGAGGTTCGGTATCGCGCCTGGACCCACGACGGTAAGCTCCGGCATCCATCATTCAAGGGAATGCGCGAGGCGGCCGATAACATCGCGGTCTTTGAGTTGGACAACAAAGCTCCCTTAAACGAGGCTTGAGAGGTCTTCGAAGCCTTCGGCTGATTTACGGCGTCACTCCTCAGATCCGATGGCCCGTTGAAGGTGCTATTTTCTCAGGGGGCACGGGCATTAAACGTGTATGGACGCCGCTTTAACCTCGTTCACAACCACAGATGGACTCGACATCAGTCATGGCGAATACTCGATCTAACGAATCGCTGAACTGGGCTGGCAATGGCAAAAGAGCATGTTGATAAATTCCTGCAAACCAAACTGGCGCTGTCGTCGCGAGCGCTTCGAACGGGCGAAGCTTCTAAGCTCTCAATCCTGGAAGCGATAAAGGCAATCAATAGTGAATTTAAAACTCCAGCTCAGAGGCGTGCGATCGCCTACGGCAAAGCTATTGAGTGCCGAGGTTATAGAATAGAGGGCGATCTCGTTGGCATCTATCTAGTTGGCTTTGTGCCTGACGAAGCGGTTGGAATTATTCCTCACAACGCGGAAGACCTATCGCTCCTGCCGCCGCCGGAAAATGCTGACTTCTTGGACGGTGAGCTCATGGCACTCATCTCTGATGAAACGGTGATTGTCTGCCGTCTCGGGCTCTTCGAGAGCGCCCTCAACAACTACGTTGAATACCTCGGGCCCAAGGCAAACCTCGACAAAGAAGATGCTTCTTTCTTTTTCAAGAACCGGACCGACATCGACAAACTGCAACTCATCCAGCAGGATGGCGTTGCCTCTATTCGCTTCGAAGGCGCTGCCAACGCTGCGTCGGTCGAATACGTGAAATCCGAAGAACCCAAGACTTTCGTCCGCCAGGTTGTTGGGTCCCTCTGGAGAGAGGTGGAAGCTCTTACTTATGCGGATAAGGCAGCTAGGCCCGGCGCAGAAAACCTCAAGGTGGAAGTCTTTCTGAAGTTCGACAAACGCACTGGCACGTCTGTCGACCAAGACGAACTGCAGGAGATCGCGGAGCAGGTTGCCGAGACGGACAGCGGCTTTCAGATCAAAACGCTGAGCGGCCGAACCATTAACCCGACTGACGTTTTATTGAACAAGAAGGTCCGACTGAAAAAACACGGCAAGTCGGTCACTTTCAACGATGTTTTTGCCGAGATGGTCTCGTACTATAAGGAACTGACGGAACCAGACTGGGATGGGAATGACAACTAACCAAGATCGACTTTCCTCACGGGTGTTCGGCGTCGTTGCGGTGGCGATAGGCGTTTTAGCCGGTTGGCAGGGACTTGATCTAATCCACGGTAATGATGACGCGCGCGAAGTGATCGTGACGGTGTGCTCAATCTTGGCCGGATTTCTGATCGCCATAATGACCCTGTTGGGAGACCAATCAGTTCTCCCGGGGTCTTGGCGCATTGCGGCGACCCAGAGTGATGCGATCCGCGCGAAACTCACCCGACAGAAGTGGCTGTTCTACTGCTATCTGGTCACCCTCAGCCTCATCTTCGTCCACACTCTCATTAAGACTAAGCTGCCGGAAGCTGCGACTTGGATCGAGAGATTTTACTTCGGCTTCGCAGCCACCTCGTTTGTCCTGTCATTCAAACTGCCCGCCACGCTTATGGCTGTCCAAACCGATAGGGTCGAAGCTGTCATCGCCGCACGGCGGGGGAACGCTTCGAAACTAGATCGCAGTTAGGCGACCCCCTGGACTGGTGGGCGCCGAAAACCTTCAGATATCTTCGAAGACCTGACTTAAGAGCGGCGAATCGTCAGCTTGGCCGGAAAAAAAACTTTTCCGGTTTGTGCTGTCAAAATTCCGGAAATGCGTGGCGAGCTACAGCGGCGAGCTACAGTAACCTATGTGTCCAGAATGGACCCTGTTCTGTTGGTAGCGGAGGAGGGATTCGAACCCCCGACACAAGGATTATGATTCCTCTGCTCTAACCTACTGAGCTACTCCGCCGCCGGCGCCATGGAAGCTTCTGAGCGAAGCCCGTCTCGGCTGGTCGGGCGGCTTATAAGGCGCTGTTCCGGCTAGTGTCAAGCAATGTCTTCCGGAAAAAGCGATGTTTTCCCGTCTTGCCTGACCGCCTTGTCCTGAAGCGTGTCGAGACGCCTCAGGGCGCTGTTTTCCGATCTTCATTACCCGAAGATCGCTGTGCCCTTCGAGCGAGATGTATCAGGCCGCCGCGGGGGCCTGCAAAAGTGCCTTCAGCGCCGCTTCCGCGGCCGGCTCGCGCTCGGATCTGCGGATGAAGCCGCCGCCATAGACGCGTGCGTCCTCGCCGATGCCGGAATAGAGTGCACAGGCCTGGCCGGGCGCCACGCCCGCCTCGCCTTCCACCAGCTCGACATAAAGCCCTTCGGCGTCGCAGTTGAGAACCGCCGGAGCCGGACGGCGGGTAGAGCGGACTTTGGCGAAACATTCGAAGCCGCTACGCGCCGCCGCCTCCAGCTCTTCGTCACCAAGCCAATTGACGTCGCGCAGGTAGACGCGGCGGGTCTCCAGCGCTTCTTTCGGGCCGACGACGACGCGGCGCGAGCGTGCATCGAGATAGACGACATAGAGCGGTTCGCCGGTTGCCACACCGATGCCTCGGCGCTGACCGATCGTGTAGTGCAGAATTCCCTCGTGCGCGCCGAGCACGCGGCCGTCGAGGTGGACGATCTCGCCGGCCAGCGCCGCATTCGGCTTGAGCTTCGACACGATGTCGCTGTACTTGCCCTGGGGCACGAAACAGATGTCCTGGCTGTCGGCCTTCTTGGCCACGACGAGGCCCATCTCTTCGGCGAGCGCCCGCGTCTCGCTCTTCGGAAGACCGCCGAGCGGAAAGCGAAGGTAGTCGATCTGCTCCTGAGTGGTCGCAAAGAGGAAGTAGCTCTGGTCGCGATCGGCATCGGCAGGCCTGTAGAGTGCGCGTTGCCCGGGATAGCGCGGCATTGGGCTCGGCCGCGAGCGGATGTAATGGCCTGTGGCGAGCGCATCGGCGCCCAGTTCCTTGGCGGTCGCGAGCAGATCGGCGAATTTGACCGTCTGATTGCAGGCGACGCACGGGATGGGCGTCTCGCCCGCTATATAGCTTTCGGCGAAGGGATTGATCACCGTTTCGCGAAATCGCGCCTCGTAATCGAGGACGTAATGCGGAATGCCGATCGTCTCACAGACACGTCGCGCGTCGTCGATGTCCTGGCCGGCACAGCAGGAGCCGGCCCTGTGCACCGCCGCGCCATGGTCGTAAAGCTGCAGCGTGATGCCGAGAACATCGTAGCCTTCGCGTTTGAGCAACCCCGCAACGACGGAAGAATCGACGCCGCCGGACATGGCGACGACGACGCGCGTATCTTCGGGCTTACGGTCGAAATCGAGACTGTTCAC